GGCGCGGGGGGCGCCCGCCGTGCCAACATCCCTATTAGAGCCGCCCGCGATAATTCGCCGCGAAAATCAGGATAAATGAGACGACTTGGCCCTTTCATATGCTGCAACGCTTTTACGGTATATGAAAGGGCCTTCGGTTAGATGTAGTCGAGCAGACCACGCCTGGGGGCGTAGTTCATAAAGAGCAGCTCCTTGACCTTTTTGCTACCTCCGCGCTCCACCGTGTAGGTGGTCTCCACCTCCTGAAGGGCAAACAGGGCGAACGTCTCGCGGATGGCCGGGACGTCGTAGTGGGGGCGGTTACAACGCCCCCGCCTGTTCCTCACGCAATGGCCTGGCCCCGTCATCGGGGCCGGGCCTTTCTTTGGCCGCTCATGCGGCCTCGGTTGTCAAAGAGCGTTGGGCGATTAGGCCAGAGCGGACAGCTCGTCGCGTAGCGTGACGGCTTGCACCTCCAGATCGGCCAGCCTGGCTACGTCTTCCTCTTCGGGATCGGAACCAGCCTGGGTGGCGCTCAGGATCGCTCGCAGCGGGCGGACGGCCAGGAGGTCCAGAGCGGATAGCTCGGTCTCAATCTCAGCAATGCGCACCTGAGGGTCGGCCTCGGGTTCCGTCCACGTAACCGTCGCCGTGGCCACGTCGCTGCCCTCAACAACGGTACCAGGGCCGCCAGCAAGCTGGGTGCTGTCCCCGAACACAGCGCGTTCGTCGTCGGTCAACTCGCGGGCACCAGCCTCAGCCAGGGCCTCGGCATCGGTGTCGTTATCCACATTGACACAGATGACAGCCTCACCGTCTTTCACCAGGAAAATTCTTATCATTGCTGTTATCTCCTAATAATACGCATACGCGGTCACATCAGACACTTCGATAACGTTGATACTCACCGTGGTGGCCGAGGGAATGATAACTATCGTGTGGGTCGTGTTCGTATTCGTGCCCGCTATCACACCAAATCTGTAGGTGGTCGCCCCTGCCGTGCCGCCGTTTGACCCGGAGTTCACTAGGTATCGAAACACTCCGCTGGTCGTGGAATCCATTCTAACCGTGATGAAGACAGGAACCCCGACAGTACACCCGGTCAACGACCACGTACCCGTCGTTGTCCGGGTAGACTTAAGGGAGGTCGCGTGGGTGTGGTTGTTCGCAGCAGCATCGACATCGCTATAGGTCAGCGCCTCCAGCGCTGCCGCAACCCCGGCAGGGGTCACCGCCCGGGTGGCGTCCGTCCCCGTCGTAGTCTCGGTCGTGGTTGCCAATTCAACGATTCCGGCTGCCGACGTCGTGGCCGAAATGAGAACCGCCGCGAGTTTCGCCGCCAGCCCTGCGGGGGCAACGGCCCGGGTGGTATCCGTCCCCGTCAGCACCTCGGCCTCGGTGGCCAATTCAACGATTCCGGCTGCCGACGTCGTAGCCGAAATGAGAACCGCCGCGAGTTTCGTCGCCAGCCCGACAGGGGTAACGGCCCGAGTGGCATCCGTCCCCGCCAGAGCCTCGGCCTCGGTGGCCAGCTCCACCACCCCCGTGGCATCGGTTGTCGCCTGACTGGGGGCTGCCGCCGTGATCATGGCGCCGATTGCTTCCACCAGTCCCGCTTCGATCTTAGCCAGGTCGCCATCATCGACCACCCCGGCTTCGTGGCGATTAGCTATGAACTCCGCCAGCCCGGCGGCCATCAGGCTCACTTGGCGCATGGCGGTGTTGAACAGCGCGCGACTGGCGATTCCGGGCTGCACTCCGCCGGAGCGGTCGGCGGCGGCTTGATAGTCGGCCAGCTCGAGGACGTCGCCGCCTTCAACCGTCCCGTCCGTGCCAAATTGCAATATCTCGTTGGTGGGCATGAATACCTCCTATGTGGTTACTATTTCGGGCCAGGCCCCTTCATCCCAGCCGCCCAGCGCCTCGGAGTCGCAATCCCAGGCGAAAAGCATTCCGCCCTCGGGCGCGACGGCATAGTGCTCTATGCGCACCCCCTCGGGCTTCAGCGGGATATACCCGCCGGTCAGCAGCGCCATGGTCACCGGGTCGGTCCGCGCCCCGGCCAGCCCCACGACGATGCTCATATCCTGGTTGTCCTGGATCACGACGATGGAGCCGGTCTCGCCGAAGACGGTGCCCCATACCTCGTAGGCACCGGGGACAGTCCCATCCCAGGAGTTGGCCGCAATCTTGGCCCGCAGCAGCGTGCGGTAGGCGTCGTCGGGCAGGGCCACCAGGCCGAAGTCCGGGTCGTAAGGCCCCTTCCAAGTGCCTTCGTCCCAGCCAACACCTTCTACCTCCCAACTGAAATAGGCGTCGGCGATAGGCGTTTCCAGGTCGCGGGTGCGGCCTACCCATTGGCCGACCTGGTCCAGCTGCACCCCCACGGCGGAATCCAGGTCGAACCCCCAGCGCACGTCCTCAAGCAACGCCTGCTGCCCAACCAACGGCTCGATGAGCGCCAGGCACAGCGCCATGAACTTGGGCTGGCCGCGATACAGCGACGTGATCAAGTCGAGGTAGGTATCCGTATCATTCAATGACATGGGCCTACTCCTGTACGGTCACGGTGATGTTGGCCACATCGCCCACGGCCATCTCGGTGAACGCCAGCGCGACATTCGCCGCCCCCAGACTTTCGCCATGCCTGGCGATGGTCAGCGCGGTCACATCGAATGACCGTTTGCCCGCCAGGGGCTCGGCGGCGTTGATGGGCGTGTAGAGCTTCGACAGCAGCACGTCCTCGCCGATCTCCAACTCGTTGAAATACTCGGCCAGTCCCTCCTGGATGGAGGTGCCGGTGGTGGACACGTACCCGGCCCTGGGCGTGATCACGATCTCGGCGTCGATGGCCACTTCGCCCGGGCGGAAGAATTGGATGGTGGACAAAAGCCCATACGCGTCCTCGACCGTGGCCAAGACGTCGCCATGTGTACCAGCGCCGGGCGTCTTCTTGGCGGCGATGGCCTCGGCGATGCCCGCCACCTCGCCCCCTTCGACCACCATGGCCAGGCAATGCGCCGGGATGCCGTTGCCGTCCGCTTCGTCCGCGTCGTTCTCGTAGCCCTGGACGCGGGTCACGCCGTCCAGGTTGGCCAACGCTCCCACGATGCCCTCCATGACGGTCAGCGACGGCAGAGCCGTGGATACCCCCTGGCGCAGGCGCAACGCCGCGTCCGTCTCGGCGTCCGTTCCCGGCGTGGCCGCCTGGGCGTTGACGACGCTCTGCCACCCCCTCGTGGGCGTGCTGATGACGTTCACGTCCCCGGCTGCGGCCTGCACGGCTCCGGCGTCCCTGGCCGTGGCCGTCACGGTCACCTCGCCGCCGGTGGGGATGGTCACCGTCTCGGGCAGGTCCCACTTCTGCCCGGCCACGTCCTCGGCCACGCCACCGGTGATGACCGTCCCAGCCTGCCCGGTCAGGGTCAGGTCCACGGTGGATGAACTGGCCGAGATGCGGGCGATGCCGTTGATCTTCACCATGCGCGAAAGTCCAGCTCCCTGGGCCGTCTGAGGGCTGAAGGAATTGTAGACGGCCAGGGCAAACTGGTTGCAGTCGTGGATGGCCAGCGCGAACATGGCGAGGAGCTGTCCTTCCTGGCTGTCGGCCTCCAGGTAGACGTCCGAGCCGAAGATCGCGCGATAGCTCCCCTGAAGCTCGGCAAGGACCTCGGGGTAGGTGGGCGTGTGGATGCCCGTCTTGTCGATGTAGCCGACCAGGCTCATAAGACCTCCTGCACCGTCGCCGGGCCGTATTCGGTCTCGATGACGACTGTGATAGTGATTTTTCTGGTCTCGCCGTCGAAGCTGGATTCGTAGCTGGTGATGCCCGTGACGCCCTCGGTGTCCAGGATGCGCGCCCGGATCACGGGGTCATAGCTCTGCTTGGTGTGCTTGCCGAACACGCCGCCCACGTAGGGGGTGCCCTCGGCCAGGTCCAGGAACCATTCGCCAGCCAACAGGCGAAGCCGCGACACCACGGCCTGGGCCACGCCGCGCGGATCGTCAATCCAGTAGTCGGCCTTGCCGTGCCCGAACTGCACGTCAGTGCCCCCGTCGCTCCACTTGCGATAGCGCATTACTCGGGCCCTCCGGTCTGCTCGCCACCGGCCACGACGCCGCCATGGACATGGCTGGCCAGGCTGATGCCCTGGGCCACATGGTCGCCGGTGCTGGTGATGGAGCCGTCGTGGGTGACATCCCCGTTGAGGGCGATGTTGCCCGCGACCGTCGCGGCGACGTTCCCCCCGGCCAGGTTGGCCATGTTCAGGCTGTTGGCCTGGATTTCAATGACCGGAGCGCGCAGCGTAATCTTGGCGTTGGCCTCGGCGGCCACCTCGCCGCCCGGCGTCACGGTCACCGAGGCGGCGGGGTTCCTGGCCTCAATGGTGTAGTCGGGCTTGATGGCCACATGCGCCTGCCCGCCGTCGGTGCGCAGCTCCACGTCCTGGGTGCTCACGTCCGCCAGCGCTCTGGGTTGGCTGAACGGCCCGACCAGCGCGAAAGCGTCGCTCAGGTTGTGCATCCTCGGCTCAAGCGGTTCCTGGACCCCTCCGGACTGCCACCAGGCGTCGATGCAGCGCGAGGCCAACACGGCCAGGCACTCGTCGCCCTCGGCTATGGGAAAGGTCAGGGTGAATCCGCCACCCGAGGGGAACACCACGGGCACGTCCACCAGAAGCGGCAACGCCACCGATGCGGTGGAGCCGTCGGGGCTGGTGATGACGCCCTTGACGCTGGGCTGCACGGTCACGGTCATGGCCTGCGGGTCGAAGCTTTGCACGATCCCCGGCAAGGCCGTCCAGACCTCGGCCATCCGTCCTTCCATCGCGGCGCGCAAGGCTTCCACCGGGTCTTCAAATCGTTCTCGCCTGTCCACGGTCAACTCCCCCTGGTGTCGATGAGTTTTGAGCCGACTGGCGCGCTGGCGTCGATGCCCACGCAGATCAGGTCCGCGTACCAGTCGTTGCCGCGCGTATCGCCGATGTAGTCGATGGCCAGGATGCGGTAGAGCCCGTCGTCGTCCAGGCGCGGCGCGCGGTTGAACGCGCCCACCTTGATCTCGGTGCGGAATTCCTTGATGGCGGCGTTGTCCAGCTTGATGCGCCCCCCCACGCGAAAGCGCGGGTTGATGAGCGCCCGGACCTTGATGCCCTCGTTGGTCTGCTCGGGCTGACCCACCAGCCCTGTGGCCGAAGTCAGCTTCACGGCCTCGCCCGAGAGGTAGCCCTGCACGGGCACCACCTGGCTTTTGCCGTTCTGGATGCTCCAGGAGCTGCCCGTGGCCTGGGCCGCGTCGCGCATGGCCGTGCGCGCCATTCCGTACATCACCCGCCCGCGCGGCAGGGCCGGGGCGTCGACGTCGGGCAGCTCACCGGCCACGGTCCCCTCGGCGGCCATGGCGGCCTGGGCCGCGCGCATCTGGTCCTTGGCCGTGGCCCCTGCGGCCAGGGTGGTGTTGACCGTGGACCAGTTGTAGGCCCGGTCCCCGTCGCTTGCCAGGATGTCCAGATACGTGTCCGCCCCGTTCTCGCGCCCGATGCGCACCTGGCGCACCTGGCCGCTGAAGATCACGCCGAAGGGCCCCGACTCGTATCCGGCCTGAAGGTAGACCTGGGTGAATTCGCGCTTGACCCGCCTCGCCGTCTCCTCGGCTAGGTTGTAGACGCGGATGTCCGCGCTGTTCGGCGTCTCATAGTCCGCGTGGTGCGTCTGGAACACCACCCACAGCTCGCCCAGATCAAGGCCCTGGCCGTCGGCGCCCACAATCAGGCTGAAGCGGCGAAGGTACAGCCGTTCGTCCGTGCTCACAGCTCGCCCTCCCAGACCACGAAAAGCAGGTCCACACCTTCGCCCAGATCATCCAGGGTCGGCGGGTTGTCGTGATCGTCGGACCACACGGCCAGGCCGCCGCCGAACCCCATGTGCTCGTAGGGCGAGAGCAGGTCCACGCCGGTGACCAGCGGGATGCCGTTCAGCACATGTCCGGCGTCGTCGGGCTGGTCGATGTCCAGCACCCACCCGCCCTCGTCGGCGTCGCACCAGCGCACGGTGAGTTTGTATTCCGTGCCCGCAAGGCTGACCTCAAGGGACTGCGGGACGGGCGTCAGAGGGATTCGATAGGTAT